TTGTTGATACTACATTGTTTAGTAGTATTACAGGGTATGTTGCAATTGGTGATGCATCTGTTGGTGTAACAGCAGCGGGCACGTCAGAAAAAATATACAAGTTACACACTAACACCGAATTGTTAGTAGTCATTAACGATGGTAAGGATGTTAAACTTACAGTCTTACAGAAGTTCAATGTTAAGAAAGCGCAAGTATTAGCCGCAGCAGACGAAGCCGCAGTTGATGCTATAACTTGGTAATCTAACCACACTATTTCCCACTAAATTTAAATAAATAATAGCCTATAGAGGAATGTGTTCAGTGAGAGATACAGTAGTAGTAAAGTTTATCCCAGCAGTGAAATGGTACAAACGTGCCAAGTGGGAATTAATGGAAGTTTATACTTCTAATAATGAAGAAGTTAATGTTCCGATAGGATTCATTACTGACGGCGCGAGCATACCATTTTACGCTCGTATGTGGTTTTCGCCAACAGGAAGATATTTTGGTGCGGCCATAGTTCATGACTATATAATAGTAACAGAACATGATTGGGCTAAAGCCAATTATCAATTTAAAAAAGAAATTGATGTATTGGACATTAAAAAATGGCGTAAGATGTTATTAATTGCATCAGTTACGTCGTGGGGTTGGTTCTTACAGAAAATTGGCAAGAACTCAATTCATGATTAAAAGGAGATGACAATGTCAGACGACAAAAAGAAAACACCGTCCAAGAAGAAATCAACGGTCAAGAAAAAAGTAGCGAAGAAAGCACCAGCTAAAAAAGCAGTTGCTAAAAAGAAAGCACCTGCTAAAAAAGCAGTAGCTAAAAAGAAAACAGTAGCTAAGAAGAAGGCTATGCCTGAACAAGCTAAGAAACCTGAAGCGGAAGTAATCGAGCTAGATACTCCAGTTCAAGTAGCAGCTAAGAAGAAAAAGAAACGCGATGTTTCCTTGATTGTTATGGCTTTGATTATTGGTGCTATTGTAGCAGCAACACACTTCGGACTAATTACACCTATTTAATAAGTGTTTATATTTTATCATTAACTTGCGGCCCATTATTGGGTCGTTAGTTAATAGATATTTTATAATTTCATGATTGCGTTCTGAGATATATTCTGGAATGGTATAACCACTTTCAACTAGTTTATCTAAATACATAAACCATGTGCCACCAGGCATAGATTCATATTCTTTATTGCGATTTTCAATTGCAGCATCTAGGTTAGTGTGCAATTCATTAAGTAGTATATCTTCAAAGACACCAGAGAAAAAACGCTGGCGATTATACTTTGCGATGCTACGGGCTTTGCCCATTGCATTTTTATATTCCCGCTCGTTAAGCGAAGTTATAGACTTCACAACGTTTATTATTTTGTCCATGCGGATTGCAGGATCAGTTTCTTTATCATACGATTCATCCCAAATACTTCCAAACGTTTGGAAACCATAACTCTGTAAGTACTCAAGACTGTTCGGACAACCAACGATTATAAACGGCTGTTCCATTACAATAGGTTTAAATACCTTTTCGGTTAAATGTGTTTTTTGTGTATCAAACAATGTTTCGGGCACAATTTGTATATCAAATTCTTGACAATCCTCAGGTACAATAGTTGCACTTGCATGACTATCGTATTGAGTATCACCACTTTGATAATGTATGTTAAGCTGTGGATCAAGTTGAAAGATTGGATCCTGCAGATTATAATATAACTCATCTTTTAACGGAATTAACTTGTTAAGTAAATCTAAACGGTATGTCCTACTACCAGTCGCATCACGGCAATACATGCCCAGACGTTTTGACTCTGTACCTGGTTTCATGTTATAATGTTTCCAATGCCTAAACCAATCACGTGCAATTAACCCGTGATAGAAATAATGTACAGGATGAAAATGATTAGCTTTAAACAATTCTACTTCTGGGCTATTGCGTTCTGAATGGCAAAGTATAGGATTATACACACCAGAAAAGTGTCTAAAGATAAACTCCTGGGGTGTAAGATTTTTGTATAAGTCGCCAGTTTGATTATATTCATAATGCTCGGGAAAAGATTCAGGATCGAAATTAATCCAATCTTCATAATATGAAAGCTCAATTGGTTCCTGATCAAACATTGCGACTTGTCCGTTAAACCGGAATGGTTTGGATTCACCAATGTTAAAAGAAGGTATAATAATATCTTTAAGTAACCGAGAACCGTGTACGTTAAACGATTTCATATTTGCATCTTTTTTATTGGTCTGGAGATACTGGTTTAAATAGTTGTAAAAGTTGTCGACTGAAAACATAATACTACTTAGTGGAGAGAACATGCGAGAAGAAAAAATAGGGTTCATTGGCTTAGGCAAATTGGGCATGGATTGTGCAGAAGTATTTGCAGAGACATTTCCAACAGTTGGATATGATGTCGCACCAGTGGAGTCTGATCTAGTAGATGTAAAAGACAGTATTAAAGATGTATGTGATAACAGTGAATGGATTTTTATTGCAGTACCTACGCCACATGATGAAGAATACGGTGGCGGCATCCCGTCATGCCATTTAGAGCCAAAAGATTTTGATTACACTATTGTTAAAGATGTGCTAAAAGAAATCAACAGATGTGCATCAGTAGAAAAGAACATTGTACTAATCAGTACAGTATTGCCAGGCACCACCCGCAGGGAGTTTGATGACTTACTAGACAGTCACACATTAATTTACAATCCATATTTAATTGCAATGGGCACCACTAAGTGGGATATGGTTAATCCTGAGATGCTAATAATTGGCAGCAAGGATGGCAACGATCCTCGTGTAGACGAGTTAGTTAAAATTTATAGTAGAATGCACATGCGAAACAAAACCCGTGCAGAAATAGGCACGTGGGAAGAAGCTGAAGGTATTAAGATTTTCTACAATACGTACATAAGCGCAAAGATTGGCATTGTTAATATGATACAAGATTTTGCAATGAAGATTGGCAACATGAATTCAGACGTTGTAGCTAGTGCATTAGCACGAAGCACTATGCGTCTGCAAAGTCCACAGTACATGGTACCTGGCATGGGCGACTCGGGAGCATGTCACCCACGTGATAATATTGCATTGCGTTGGCTCGCGCAAGAATATGAAATTGGTTACGACATGTTCCAGACCATTATGGGCGCACGTGAAGTACAAGCAGAGAACCTTGCTAAGTTTATTGTTGACGTAGCAGAAAAAGAACAGCTTCCGATTGTAATACACGGCAAAGCATACAAGCCTGATGTTCCTTACACAATAGGCAGCTATAGTACACTTATTGGACATTACATCGAAGGAACGGGTCACAGCGTATCCTATGCTGATCCGCTTACAGGCGACGAACTAGAACCCATGCAGGCAGTTGTTCTTTGGGCACACAACAGGAACATCACTTACGGCTACACAGGCAACATGCAAGACGACAATACATATTTTGAAATGTTACCTGGTTGTGTTATTATTGACCCATGGCGCAGAATTAATAAAGAGAACGACATGTATACAATTATACATTATGGTGATACCCGCAGTGACTGATTTCTATTATGAGTTTGGGCATATAGATCTACCGTGGACTAATTACGGTCATCGATTGCTTTCATATAGACGTGAACCATTTAATAATCAGGATGACATAGATAAATGGCAAGCCCAAGGTCACACACATACACACTACACAGGTGAAATGTATGACATGCAACACCCGTGGCCTGCATGGCTTAATATGGACCCATATTTAAAAGAATTTCCGTGGTATCAGTTAAGTTGGTCATTCTACAAGATGTCCACAGGAACAATCCTACCCGAACACGTAGACACATTTAGACGCTTTAAGGAACTTCATGCTGATTACCATAGCCCAATTTATCGTGCGGTTATAATGCTTGAAGACTGGGCGCCTGGTCATGTATTAACAGTTGCAGACAAACAATTCCCGCAATGGAAGGCGGGCGACTTTGTGCGATTCAGACATGACGTGCCACACATGGCAGCAAACTTAGGCTTAGAAGATAGATACACATTACAGTTAACAGGGTTTATGATAGATGATAATTTCTAGTTTTAACGAATACGATCCACTCAAGACTGTCCTTGTAGGAACAGCAACACACGCTAATTTTCCAACCGCAGATAAACTATTTCAATTACAAATGGCCGATGCAGGCTGGGCCGAAACACCTCCGCCTGCCGGACCAGTCGCACAACAAATAATAGACGAAACCAATCGTGACTTGGATACCCTGTGCGAAACGTTTGATGATCTTGGTATTACTGTATATAGGCCCGAGCCAATTAATTTTCAATTTACTGATGGGCAGTACGCATATTGCCCACGCGACAATTTACTAGTTATTGGCGACAGGGTAATCGAAGCACCAATGTCAGTACGAGCTAGGCAGCATGAAGTACAATGTTATAGAGAAGTAAAGCGTTGGGCTATACGCACAGGTGTTGAGTGGATAGCGGCCCCACACCCAGATTTAATATATAGCGAAAACGTATTGCCCACTGGCAGTTTTAGTTTAACAAATATGGAACCTATCTTTGATGCTGCAAACATAGCAAGGTTCGGATTTGATATATTGTATCTTGTTAGTGACTCCGCCAACGAGCGTGGAGCCGAATGGCTGCAAACTGTACTAGGTGATATGTTCACGGTACATACAACAGATGTTTATGATGCAGCGCACATAGACAGCACTATTATACCCATTGGTGAAAACGATATATTGTTAAATGCCAATCGCGTTACTGATGACAATTTACCAGAATTCTTACAAGACTACAATAAAATATATATTACAGAGGATATGATTAATCCGCAATCGTTTACAGGCTATCCATATGCAAGTAAATGGATAGCTATTAACATGTTATCTGTAGGCAACAAGACAGTAATCTGTGATGCTAATCAGCCGCTGATACATGCTGAATTAAAGAAGCACGGGTTTGATGTGATACCACTTGAGTTGCGTCACGCACGTACATTGGGCGGTGGGTTTCATTGTGCAACTCTTGATTTGCTACGGGCGACTTGATGCAGTGGTAAATACACTGAGTCTAACCCGGAGATACTATGATTAACCAAGATGAAATTAATGCCGCAATAACAGCTAAAGTCAATGAGGCAGTAACAGAGCAAGTTGCTAATCTTTTTAAAACTGACACAAAATTAATAGAAAATCTTAGAAGCCAAGCCGTATCTCTTCTGGTACGTAACTTTAACCTTGACACAATAGTTAAACAAAACATATCCGGTCTGGTAGCAGCAGAAGTGGCTAAACTTATAGTAACTAAAAATACCGATTTACTTGATCCTGCTATTATTAATTCTGCAATAGGTGATGCAACAGCAACACAACTTGGATCGATTATTAAAAATGATCCAACAATGATAGAATCTCTTACTGGTAATGTTAGCGATGCGGTCAGCAAGCAAGTTGCAGGTCTCTTTAAGAACGACAAAGAGTTACTACTGAATCTTCAAAGTCAGGCCGTATCTCTTCTAGTGCGTAACTTTAATCTTGACACACTAGTTAAACAAAGCATGACTGGAGAAGTAGCAGCAGAAATAGCTAAACTCTTAGTTACTGAAGATACCGGGTTATTTGATCCTGCTATTATTAATTCTACAGTTGCAAAAAACGTCGCTGATGGAGCAGCAACTCAAATCGGATTGCTTATTAAAAATGATCCAAAGATGTTAGGATCTCTTAAGACACAAGCAATTTCATCATTCATACGTCAACTCAGCGCAGAAAGCGATATTGAAAAAATTATAACTGACAAGATCGCAGAACAATTTGCAGAACAATTTGATGGCATGGGCCTCCACTGTAATGCGACTAAACGCGAAATGACAATAATGGAAGATACCGTTGTTGTTGAAAACACAATAGCAGCAACAAATGTCAGTGTATATGAACAACTAGCCGTTAAGAATGCAACCATTAGTGGTGACCTACTAGTTAATGGATCAATAGATATTACAACAGGTGCATGGGATGAGTTATCGTCGAATATTAAAATTGCAGTAGTAGATGAAGTTATAATTGCAGTTAAGCAAGATATGATTGACGCAGTAATATCACAATCTAATGATTTAGACTTTACACAGATATCTATTAATGGAAAACCAGCATTATCAGGTAACACACTAGGCAGCCAAATAACCAATTCAACGTTAAACACAGTTGGTACATTAAAAGGATTAAAGGTAATCGGAACATCTACTGTAGATGCAATACACTCGGTAGATAAGAGAGTTGGCATTAATACTAAAACACCGAACTCAGCATTAGCTGTTTGGGACGACGAAATTGAAATTATTATAGGCAAACTTAAAGAACAAACTGCATTCATTGGTACTAATAGATCACAGGACTTAGCAATTGGTGTTAAACGTCGTGATGATATATCTATTGACACTGATGGCGTAGTAACAATTCGAAAACTTAAACTAGGTAATCACACAATTAAGCATGGTAACAGTGTGCCTGGATATGCAGGTGCGTCAGGTGATTTAGTACTGAATACAACATTAACAGAAGACAATCCAATCTTTGCATGGTATTGTTTGCATGACTATAGCTGGATAGCACTTAAGGCTACAATATGAAAGTATGCTGGATAATTAGTGAAGATATCCCATCAGGTTTAATAGATCCAAAAGACATTAAGAATACAGCAGTATCTTGGGGCAGTTGGAAAACGTGGAAAGAATTTCGCCCAGACAATTGTGTTTGTTCCGACACCAACGAAGCTAAGAATTTAATCCAACGTGCTTTCCATGCCGTTTGTACTTTATATATCATGCAAGAAAGTTATTCCGTAGTTGGCAACCCATCTGGGGTCAAACTATTCAACGGGCAATTCAAAAATAGTTCAGTTGGTAACAAAGACGATATTGTCGCCTTGAACCTTGCAGTACCGCAATCTGATATTGTGCTAATGACAGGATTTAATTTTAGTCCTATTACAGAAACAAATCCATCACAAGAAGAATATTATTTCAATATACGCGAGTTAATTAAAGCCAATGATACAACACAATTTGTATTAGTTGATTACACACACGAGTTGGCAAGCTGGACACGGGACCTTGATAATTTAACGTTGGATACTATTGGCAGTGTAAAGAATTTATTAGGGTAATAGTTTCTTCAATCTCTTCAGCAGTTTCTGCTTTACAAAAATAATAACCCTGAAAACAAGTAAATCCAATATCACGTAGAATATTATACTGACATGTATTCTCTACACCTTCAACAATAGTAAATTTATTTAACGCCTTAGTTAGTTGATACATCGCTGTGATCAGAGCGATATCCTGCTCCGTCTTTGTGACGTCATCTACAAATGTCTTGTCTATTTTAATTTCGTGAATTGGCAGTAATTTTAGTCGGCCCAATGAACTATATCCAGTACCAAAGTCATCAATTGATATATTAACACCGTTAGTTGATAGCTGGTATATCTTTGCGATGTTCAAATCGTTAATCATTGATGTTTCAGTAAGCTCAAGTGTGAGCTGGTGCGCTTTAATTTCTGTGTCTTGAATTACTTCTAGTACTCTGGTGCAGAAATGTTTATCTTGCAGTTGTTCTGCTGATACGTTAACCGACATTGAAAATGTGCTAGTAACTAGATTCTCATCTACCCATGATCTAAGCTGATGACACGCCCGCCTCATTACCCAGTAACCTAAATCGATCATCTGGTCGGTATCAACAGCAACCCTGATTAGTTTGTCAATATGACATACAGATGTGTCAGGCCGAAGCAACGCCTCGACTCCAGTAATCTTAAAATAGTCACCCTCAGTACAAAACTGTGGCTGGTACTTTATATTCATTGAGTTGTCTCTAATAGAGGCTCTGATGTATTGTGCTATTTCTCTATTCATTAATAATATTTATGTCTAAGACCCGCGTAAACACTAGTTAAGCTAAGTCATTGATTCATATAGGTGCTAAGTCATTGATTTTACAACACGTACAACTATTTTGTAAGTCATTGATTTTATTAGATAACGAATTTTACCAAAAGGTAGACCTTTTGAGCATATCTGCTATACTTACAGTATACAAAATATAAAACTAAACAGGAATTCAACTATGTCACATGTAATATACAACAAAGCAACTACACAGATTTTGAGCATACCAGCTCGTTCAGTAGGTTGTTATAAAGAATCATTTAAAAGCGAAGGCGCAGCTAAAGCAGCATTGACACGCCAGGACAATAAAGGTAAGTTGGGTGACAACTTAGTTAAAGCAGACTTTGCAGTTGCTGAGTCCAGTGACTTCCACGCTAACATTGAAAAAACAGTTACACGTAAAAATGCAATGACAGGCGAAGATTTCGAAGAAAGTGTAAATGCAAATTTTAGCACTTCACCAGCTTCCGAAAACTACTGGAGCAGCTAAATGAAATCCAAGAAAAAATTGTTTGCAGCACTTGACACACATTTCAAAACCACATTGTGGTCAGCTAAAGGATTGAAGCATAGCAACGTCTCAGATGAAACATATGGTAGACGTAGCATGGTTTACATTAGTTTGAAAACACCAGAGGAACGTCAAACCACAGAACGCTTTTTAGTACGCGAAGGTTTTAACGTACAGTCTGGTTACTATCCTGGAAGCTCAACTGCTGAAATCCAGGTTTCATATTTTAAAGGTTTTCACTGGAACGAATAATGGACAAACGTAACTCTTTCAAAGACGGATACATGACTGGTAAGACCTGGAACGAGAATTATCGTCCGGGTGGACCATATCGTTGTACAGACCGAATTCGTTACCCAGCTACCGTGGAGCGTGATGCAGCAGAATCCAAGGCTTGGTTTGAAGGATTTGATGAAGGATTAAATTACCAGAAAGTATTTAAGAGGTTATCAAATGCTAGTTAAAATGACAGTACAGTTCTGTGATGCATACATAACTTTCAAACGTTTACAAAATGATAAAACGTGGAAAGACACCTGGGAAGAAGAGTTTGATACCAGTTGTGGTTGCATAGCTGGCGCGCCAAAAGGTTTACCCGCTAGAGAATATGCTCAGATGGTAATTGACTATTTTAACGATACACTTAAACCGGGCGAGCAGGAACGTGTCCTGGTTAGCGCAGAGGAAGTGAAATGAGCCTAGTAGCAGAACAGCAAGATACATGGGATACACTTAAAGGTATTACTGATCCTACTGTTAGAGTATATGCCGATGGCAAAACAAACCAAGCAAAGTATCTTAGGATACAACGCGCACTGAATCTACCGCGGGCATCATTCCAACCTGTAAAAGCCGTTAGGGCAGGTCCAGGCAAAACATATAGTAAGTGGGAAGATGGTATAGAAGAATTACATAAGTTCATGCCACAGCGTCGCAGGACGATTGCTAATGCAATGCGTGACATTGAAGAGAAGATAGGCGAGAAAGTGTACTGGGGCAAGATGACGTTCGTGTACAAATATGTTTATACTCGTTATCATGAAGACATTGTGCTTGGTGCTGACGTGTTAATTGAAGGTGTGGCAACCAACACAGGCACAGTAAATTATTATTACGATAACTCATCGAGCGCAGAAGGCGCGCACCGTTTCGTTATCATTAATGGCAAGAAGGATACGATATAATGGATCACACACCACTTATAATTGGCGCACTGTTTGGATTTGGCGCAGGATGGATGTCGTGTTATTATATATTCCGTCTGCCAAAACTACATGCAGCACGTAAGGCAGCAAAAACAAAACGGATTAATAAAATTAAGAAGTATGTCAAACAACGTGTAGCAAGCAAACTTCTTAATCATACAATTGGTTCGGCTATTGTGTACTACAAAAAGTTTTCACCGACTATGTTTGAAGGTGTAACAGACGAAGATCTAATACAGCTGACAACGGAGATGGCCCAGGAAGATGCAAATGAAACAGAAAATATACAATCCTGACATTACAGAAATTCTTAGGGATATTGCCGACGGTAAAACCAACATCTGTGGCGACCATTGGCACCCTTCTTATTGCGAAGAAGCAGCAAAAGAAATTGAGCGCCTCCGGGCACAATTGGAATCACGCGAATATCTTTTGCACTGCATAAAAGACGCTGCCGATACTGATCCGCTCACCGTTCAAATTATTGAAAAAAATCTGAGCAACGAAGCAGCAAAAGAGATTGAACGCTTACGAAACGAAATTGAAGGTATGCATGAAGACGCAGCCGGAGAATCGATATAATGAGAAAGGAATGGATAGCGGGTTACACACAAGAAAGGGTAATCCGCCTGTATCAACGCCAAAATGGTCTATGTGGATACTGCGGAACACCAGACATGTTTTTACGTAGCGAAGTATCAAAAGGATTCTATATAGCGCACAGGCCTTTAATGGCAACATTCGATCATGTTGTACCGGATTGCCAGGGCGGTAAAGTTACAATGGAAAATGGTGTTTGTGCATGTAGCAGGTGCAATACATTAAAAGCAGATCTGTCGCTAGAAGAGTTTTTCGAACACTACGATGAATTACTGCAAAACCTTCTTGAGAAGCCGGCACGTGATGCAGCTAAAAAGAAAGCGAACTTAATAAAGAACGGTTTTATTGTTGCCCGATATGCGATGCAAATTGGTAAAACAGTGGATGATTTAATCCAAGAATATGTGTATAATGACACAACAGATATGGAGCAAGCTTGATACTTGGTAACGACATGACCTTACCGTATCTCATTCCGGGCATCTGCTCTCCGGGCCACTTTTTAATTTGGTATCCATCAGCTCTGTTCCAAGTTTATTTTTGGGCAGACAAGTTAGGAGTATTCGTATAATGTGGAAAACTATATCAAATCATCCAGTATATCGCGGTCTAAGATATATTGTAATTAATAGCATCTTTGCAGCCGCTCTGTATTATGGCTTTATAGTTGAAGAGCCTATAGAAGGCGCAAAGAACATTGCCTTGTTTATGGGTTGGGTTACGGCAGTAATTAGTCTTTTGTTTATGGTCGCTTTAATGGTTGATGGTGCTGAAGCTAATGAAGATAAAGGTAAGATAAAGGAAAAGTTGGCTAGGGAAATGCCAAAATCAGTGATACCATTTCCAATCGACTTAATGTATGATTTATGCGTGACATGTGTGTTTATTTGGTTTGGTCATTATGTACTAGCGTTCTTTTATATAATATCAATATTTGTAGGAAAAGAACTCCGCGACATTCCAAAGAACTTGGTACTGAAAAACCTTAAGCAAGGATCAAGTAATGCAAAGTGAAGAACTAAACAGTTTGGATCTAGAGGTTAAGCGTATGATGCTTGCCCATCCAAGCATTTTCCCTTCGCGTTTAGAATGTCTACATCACCTGTTTGCAGTTAATGGTAACGCTTGCACATGGGTAGATGGTAAACTTGTTAACCCGTGGGAAGCAGACGAAGTAATGCCAGAACACATTGATCCGCCCGAGCCATACAATTTTGCTAAATGTTCTGACGTAATGGAAGAGAGCGAAAAGATCCGACTGGAGTACGAAGGTGTTGTGCGTGACTTTACAGAGAAGCATATTGATTATCTGTGCCAGGACATTCACCACACAAATTGTAGAATGTCATTTACCTCCATGTATCCATTAAGCTGGGATTATTGTGCGATGGGCAAGGCAGCAGACAACCCAGAAAGCATTCATCCAGATTGGCGCGCTGGAATACGAGAGTTAATACATTGGTACCTGCCACTTGTAAATGGGTATTATGGATGCTATGATGATCCTGACAGGAAAGATCCGAACGTAGATCTTATAAGTGATCCACGTGTTAAATCAAATTACGAGTTGTGCCGCAAAGTATTAAGCATGATGCAAACGGACGATGACCGTATTAAAACAAAGCGCAGCAGAAAACAGATGAGGAAAATGATCCATGACATCGAATAAGTTAATAATTGGTGCAGACACGTATGTGAATTTTACATTTGCAGCTGAACGTATTGCTGAAGCAGCAGCTCAAGAGATTCAAAGAAATACGTCAATGGGTAAAGAGAAACCAATGGAAAGTATTAGTTTTCATACCTATGCCGCAACCCTAGCGACAGCATTCAATTTAGATATTGATGAAGTTAGGGAAGCTATTAAGATAATGACAGTGAACAAAATTAAGGAAACAGAAAATGTTAGATAAAGCAATCGCAATCGCAGCCACAGCATTCACAAATGTGTTTGATAAGGGTGGCACTCCATATATTATGCATTGCTTACATGTGATGTATAAGGTAAGGCATCTTGGCGTTGAAGCAATGATTGCCGCGGTGCTACACGACCTAATTGAAGACACAACCTGGACAGCAGAGAAGCTAATCGAAACAGGCTTTAATCCGCATACGGTTAATATAATTGTTCTACTTACACATCGAAAGGGTGAAAGTTACGATGATTACATTATGCGGATTTCAGTTAGTCCAATTGCCCGTGCAATTAAGATGGCTGACTTACGTCATAACAGTGATGCACATCGTCTTAAGGGTCTCCGTCCTAAGGATCACGATCGTATTACGAAGTATCACAAGGCATACGCTTTCTTGAAGGCGGTTAAAGACTAATGCCTAAGGACTCCACTTTTGATCCAAAAAGAGTATACGACGAAAAGACGTATACTATCACAGGCGGCGCCCTTAATGATATTGGCCAAACAATTCTTAAATTAAGGAAGAAGGTAGCGGATGCTGAAAAAGATGCAATACATCTAGAACTTGAAGAACTTCGTCTCCGCGATAGAAACCCTACTCTTAAAGATGCGTGGGACAAATACCAAACAGTATTAGGATTAACAAGGAAAACATAATGTCATTAAGTACTATTTTAAAAAGTTGTTCTGGTGTTGAAGCTAGAACAAGAGAGACTACAGATTGGCAGGGCAAAAAAGGCTTCGTGGATACACTTATTAAAGTTGGCGACATTGTCGTTCCAGAAGATACTTTTATTGAAATCACGTCTACTGCAACTAAAGGCACTATTGCTAGAGTAGTAGATATAGAAGTTGACACGTACGATGATGAAACTAAGTACCATAAAGCAAACCAGATCATAACATATGGTGGCACTTTTATATATAAAGTGGATGGACGCAAACAAAAAGGTCGTATTAACGCTTCGTATACAAAAGCACTTGTTGGCCAGCACCAAACTGAATACATTCGCAATACTGAAACGCACGAGAAAGTAGAAGTTACGAATCCTGTTAACAAGTACATGCAGGAACTTCAAAAAGGTGATTGGGTTATTGGTGTTATGCCAGGTAAAAGATTAGGCATCGGTCGTATTACACGCTGGACCAATCATAATGTTTGGGCAATCACAGGCGATGACCTAACCGATAAATCTAAAGAATTTAAGTTTGACAGTATAACGGAAACGTTTACAATGCCAAACGATGAGCATGTTCAATTACTAACATTTGCCGCCCTTAAGGGTTGGAAAGGAAGATAAGATTATGAGTAAAGAACTTATTGATCCAATTCGTCGACTTGAACGAGCAACGCTCTCTATTCCGATTATGAAAAAGCATCTCGAAAACGGAAGTTTCTCGTATATAGCAGGATCGCTTATATTAAACTTCAAAGATCCAACCTATAAAAGTAGATCAGGATTAGTCGATCCTAACTTTACGACTTTGAATGTAGAGCCATTAGAAAACTGTGGCGAAAGCGAACTCTTGCGTGAGGAGCAATACTTAATCTCAAAGATGTACGTAAAGAACAAAGAAAAAACTTGTTCATATTATGAACAGGCACTAAGTAATATTGAACAGTACGAAAGAATTCACGGGTGTGATAGGAGCCGGCAGGCACAGATGCAATAAGCTGATAAAGGCCTTTAAAACAATAAACTAAGAGATAATAGAAAGTAGAACCCGCTCATCCTTGTACGCTCTGCAAGGTATGACGGTTACCCTCAACAAAGGAGTTATGCTATGAATAATAATATTCCAAATATTCGAGATTCCCCTAACTAAAACTTTAAATACTCATTAAGAACTAAGAGGGGATGACAATAGCCCTATAGAGATTTACAATCCCACTGGAAAGGACTGATAAGGTCCTTTCCAACTGGAGAGAATACCATGACAGACTATACAGCAGAAGATACATTCGAAGCATTAAAGAGAATTCCATTTGATATTAACAATGTCAATGAAAGCACTTTTGAAATTGAAGATGTTAACATGAACGACTATCCAGACTTCTGTGACGCTTTTATTGGGTATGCAGAATTCAATGATGGTACGGTTGTGCCGGATGAACAAATGGATGAGCTTAACGAGCAGTGTGATGATCTAATAAACGAATTAGCACACGAATATTGTAGTTAACGTTTACTTCTTTGTGTAGTGCCTTTCTTAGCAGGTTTCTTAGTACCACCACTAGCAGCAGATAACTTTTTCTTTTTAGGTTTCTTCTTAACGTCCGGAGCCTTATCCATTTTAACATCAGCAAACGCCTTTGGATCAGCATTGTTCTTAAGTATCTTAAATGTAAAGTTACCGCGGAACGTAGTACTCGCGTAGTTCTTTTGTGCTGATAACAACACACCTGTAATAGAATCGCCTGGGAATTTAGATACAAAATCTTCAAGTATCCATTCTTTAGCTGTTTCCTTAGCTTTAGTATCAACAGTAACTAAGCCAGCATTATTAAGTATATTAGCAGCGGACTTACCAAATGTAGTCTTGCTGTTAATATAATCGCTTACTAAGAAAGCAAGCGCAGCAACCATGTGTGCATGTGGATTTACTTTAGATGGATCCTTTGCATTACGGTTCGCGTAAATCTTTTGTAAACGTTTTGTTAGGTAACCACCCTTAAGGACCTGCTTGTGTGTTAGTCCTGAATTAACCATTGTTTGCAATCTAGTAACTAAACCTGCTTCCTTTTGGTTAATCATTTTATAATGCATTGCAAGTTCAGATGGTGCTTCTTTTGCGCCAGCGGTTGTGATACGATCAATAAGCTCAATAATGTCTTTGTGTTTTCTTACTAGCTTTGGATCCTTTAATTCGTGTATTGCATCTGTTAGGTTCTTAACGCCTGCTTGGGCACCGCCTGATTTACCTTTACTGCTAACTTTAACGTTCTGTCCAGTTGGGTTAACAAGGATGCTATCGCTTAATCCTTCTGTTTTGGAAGTGCTGAAACTAATAGAACATTCAGCAAAGCTACTACCTGGAAGGAATTGCTTTTCAGCTTCAACAGCATTACCGGTGGTAGTGTGTTTCATTAATGCAATTGGGTGTAACATTTCGCAGAAGTAATCACGGAACGCTTCAAAACTCAAGCCTTCTTGTTTTAGTATTGTAATTGGAAATTTCTTACCACGTGCAACAGAAGCAGCCACTTTAGTTAGTGGATTATTCTTACCGAACTTAACGGCAATCTGTTTAACAATAGATGCTGGAGTAAGGTTATCGGTTTGTGTTAACACATCTGATGGTTGCATTCCGGCGGTTTCTTTAGCGCCAGACTTAGTTGCAAGACTGTACCCTGGAATATCCTTATTGGTCCATGCCATTTGATCATGCATAGCTTTAATAATTTTAAAGAAACGCCCGTAGTGTACAACCCCGCCATTTTTTGTTTCAAAGCTAACAACACCAAACCCACCTGATTTGGGTACTTGGTTCAACCATATAATTGCACCGTATTCATATTCAGCATTTTCTATTTCGTCTGCAAGTTCTTCTGGGGTTTCAAACTTACCTGATTGTGGGTAGAAGGCAATTCCTTCAAAGGACATATCCTCAGCGCCGTCTGATTCAAACTTGTCACCGATTGTACGACTTGCTAATCCACGTGCTTCGGTTAATATGTTAAACTCTCTAAATCTCATAATTGGTCCAATTGCTATTGCTTTCTTTCTACTATTTATGCTATTATGTGTTCATACTTAAAAGAGGAGTTTATATGTCTGGATTAATACCAATGGTGATCGAAAAGACACCAAACGGCGAACGTAGTTATGATATCTACAGTCGCTTGCTCAAAGAACGAATTATCATGCTTAACGGTGTAGTTGACGATAATAGCTGTAATGTTATTGTCGCTCAAATGTTGTTTTTGGAAAGTGAAGCGCCAGATGCAGAAATCCTTTTTTACATTAACAGCCCAGGCGGCTCAGTTACAGCAGGTATGTCAGTAATCGACACTATGAACTTCATCAAGTGTGATGTTAGGACTATTGTTGCTGGCGAGGCATGTAGCATGGGATCATTGTTAGCAGCAAGTGGTACCAAAGGCAAGCGCATGATGTTGAAACATAGTACGCATATGATACATCAGGTTCTAGCTGGCTATAAAGGTCAAGCATCTGATATGGAAATTCATACTAATGAAACCTTGCGTTGGAAGAAAGCATTAAATGATGTGTACGTTACTGTAACCGGAAAGCCTTATAAAACTATCTACGCAGATACAGATCGTGACAATTTTATGACAGCAGATGAATCTGTAGCATACGGTCTAGCAGACGAGGTTATCCTAAAGAGAGCTTAACTAGCTTTTCTGGCAAAACTGACTATTGACAGTCTATAACGATGAGTGTAAAATAGCCAGCATACATTGTGAAGAGTAAGACCTTCTCAGTGAAAATTAGAGGAAATGAAAATGGCATATTATAAAGTAAAGGGACAATCACGTTTCTTGGAAACCCACTTACGTGGTACCGGCCGTACTCTTACAGCTTCACAAGCAGCTAACCGTTATGGTATTTTGAACTTAACCGCTCGCGTTTTTGATTTGCGTCAGTTAGGTTTGAACGTTAGTGTTAAGGCCGGAAAGTATTCCGTGTCTTCACGTGACGTAGCTGGAAGCCGTGCTAAAGTGCTTGGCTAAACACCCCTGGTAAAATATGGAATTATCGCTTATCTACTAAGCGCATAAGGAAATACTAAAAGCCCGCGCAATGCGGGCTTTTTATTGGGTGCAAATAAAGGTAGACCTTTGGCGAATACCTGCTATAATTAGTACATAACTTATCGCGAGGTTTTGCATATGAATAATTATGTTGATTTTATGGGCGTTCCGATTAGTATTGGTGATCACGTATATCGCAACGAAAAACTCCATAAAGTGTTAGCACTGGCAAAACCTGGCAGATACAATTCTATTCGGATCAAAGTAGATATTATCTATCCGTATCTGTGGACAAGTCCACAGATACACAACGCCAGCGAGTTTGTAGTAATACCCCCAGCGCAAATGACAGCATTCTTAATGACACACAAGTTATTAAATAAAGCATAGGTTTTACTGGGAGGCTTACTAAGTCATTGATTTATATAGAGTTAAACCAACTGTAAACCTATTCACTTAAACCGCTAAGTCGTTGATTTATATAGTAAAACGCTGAAAAACGGCGCATATAATGATATAATGTGTAACAGTACCGCTTAAACAGCTTAAAACCACATTAAACAGGCGGTTTAATGTAAGTCATTGATTTATATAGATGCAAATAAATTTAGCATTTTGGTTGACCTTTTGGGCAAAAGAAACTATAATTAGTACATAAATTAAAGAAAGGTCAAAATTATGAAATACAGCATTTACCAAATTAGACTTACTAAATTAGAACGTGATGTAATTAACGGTATGGAAGATCCATATACCCATCCAAAGTTTAAAGCATATCACGATTGCAAAATAGAAGAATTTGATAAAGCTAAAGGCTTCTATGAAAAAGTAGCAGAAATTGAAGCTACGGACCTTGAAAATGTTTTCCACGTGGGAAACATGGGACCAGAAGAAAACATTAACCGTATTGCAAAAATGCATTCCATTAGCGTTGGAGATGTTATTGTTGACGGCGCTGGTGTACAATACGGTGTAGCTGGATTTGGTTTTAATGAAGTACAAGGTATTGTATGAGCATTGTCTTTCTAAAAGAAACAACCAAAACCTGGAATTGCGAAGCTAAGGTTCCAAATCACATCTACTTAATTGAAGGTGAGAATATGGTTGGGTATATCAAGGATGGTACAACAGATATCAAAATGTTTACCAAACCTGCATATTTTTACAAAGCCAGACGCACATTTGCAACGCTCACAAAGGACACAGTAGACCGGTTGGTTTACGATAAATAAGTATATGAAAACCTTTCAAGCCAAAGTATATGTACGCAACGGCAACGCCCGTGTACCACATACTGTCCAATTTAATGCAGAGTCTAGCTTTGCAGCTCAACAGATGTGCGCGGCACAATACGGTTCCGCTAACGTTATTTCGGTCCCAACCGAAATAAGAGCATCAAATTCAACAAGTTCTTCACCGTGGATGATTAAAATCGGTTAAATTGATACCAAATATCGGTTGACCTACCCTAAACAAACTAATATAATTAACGCTGCAAAATGGTTGGAGAGGATATAATGAATACTCAGACAAACAAGCGTACAGATGAAATCCAAACTGCTGAAGTAGAACGTGCATTAACACTCGTTGGCAATGTTTGGGAAAGCGATGCAATATTATCAGTTGATGATATGTGCGAGCACCTTGAATCAATTATTGATGTAATTGATGGAAAGTCTGATTTTAAACACTGCATGGAATCTTCCAACCTAGCCAATCTTGAACGGCTAAACTAAACCTAACCTAAAACAACAATCCTGAGGAGGATTAAAACATGAGTAAAGAGAAAACTTTTACAATCGTAGGTACTGCGGTTAATGCAAACGGCACTATCAAAGTCCGTTGGGCGAACGATCTTGTTTCGCGCATCAAGATTTTGAACAAGGCCGGCTGTACTGGCATTGACCTTATTGAACTGTCTAAAGGTATGACAAAACTTGACGCAGCTCAGTATTTCTTGGACAACAAAGACGGCCTGGATGGCGCACAAAAAGAAATTCTTGAAGTTAAGATTGCTGAAAAGAGCAAAGCTTCAAAACGTGCAAACATGAAGACCACTTTGACTAAGAATGTCAAAACCCGCATTGCTGACAAAGCACCAACTGACCCACGCGTCGAAAAGTTTGTGGAAGCAAATAGCGAAGTTGAAGCAACAGAGTAAATGCTTGACAATCTCGAACCAACCGTACGCATCGCCATATTAAGAATTTTATCAGCACTCTACGAAAGTGGAATGGTTGAAGAAGTTGCACTTGGCGATGTATTACGGTTGTTTGGGGTACCAGACAATTTTCCCGGAGACAAAACAACCGGGTTTTTATTTGATGACCCAGACTGGATTACTGAATACCTAGCTTTTAAAGATGCAGAAAGAGAGCGTGTTCGGCAATACGACGAAGGGTTAGATGAATTAGACGAATTAGATGAACTAGTTGATTCCGATGATTTTGCTGATTCCAGCGATTTAGATTCGGACAGAAAGATACATTAGCCCGCCAGCAGTAAATAAATATATGGAACGAATAAAAAACGCATTAGTGCGAAGCTGGGAACATGACCGTACCGCATTTATGTTTGAAATGGTTGGCATGTTATTTACAGTTGCTGGTTCATTAGTATTAGCACTTACAGCAAAAGATCCAAACATGCTTATCGTTTACCCACTGTTTTTAGTTGGGGCAGCGACAGGTCTGTATGCTTATTATCGTAGAGAGATGGTATGGACTATTGTGTTAACTGCATATTTTGTAGTTATTAACATCGTAGGCTTTTTTATAGCTCTAGGATAAGAATTAAAATAGGAAAAACACATGAGCGAAATAGGAATCCGTCCCTTACACGACCGCGTCGTTGTACGCCAGTTAGAAGCAGAAACAACATCCGCGGGTGGAATTGTAATTCCGGGCGCCGTAGCAGAGAAACCACACGAAGGTATTGTACTTGCAATCGGAAGTGGCAAAACCCTACCAAACGGTGACATCCAGCCAATGGGTGTGACAGTAGGTGATAAAGTACTATTTGGACAATATGTTGGACAAGAAATTAATGTCGATAATGAAGATCTGCTAATTTTAAACGAAGAAGAGATCATAGGAATTCTTGTTTAGTTAGACACCCTCCTAAGTTGATAAATATACTGTAACTTACAGAGGAACAGTATATGTCTCAACAATTAATTAATATCGGAGCAGTAGCGAATGATGGCACAGGCGATCAACTTCGTGACGCTTTTGATAAAATAAACGATAACACCACCGAATCTTACACAGGTCTTGTACCTGTTGCGCGTCCAACGGCTCCAGCCGCATCTATTGGTGCTACTGGCGATGTCGCTGGGATGGTTGCGTTTGATGCAAGCTATATCTATGTTTGCACAATAGACTACGATGGTATTACAGACATTTGGACTAGAGCCGCAGCCGCTACTTGGGTTTAAGGTGTAGCCAATGTCAAAACAAACAATCAATATTGGTATAAAACCAAACGACAGCACCGGCGACACATTGCGAGTCACTGGCACTAAAATTAATGATAATTTTGATGAAGTTTACAATGGTACTGCATCAGTAGTTAGAACTACTCCGCCCCCAACACTTAAAGGTGCTACAGGCGATATTGCTGGTATGATTGCTATGGATAATGGCACAGTATATGTCTGCTCAGCAGACTATGATGGTGTAACTGATATTTGGACATTAAGCGCAGATCACTTATTGCTCAGCAATATCGGTACTAACGATCATGCCGCAATTGACACGCATATTGCAGATACAGATGTGCATTATGATCAAGCAACTATTGTTATTACCGAATCGCAAATTAGCGATCTCGGAGCGTATTCTACTACAGCACACGATCACGATTTAACGTATTCACCAATTATTCATGACCACGATACAAGTCATATTATAAGCGGTACGTTTGATGATGCTCGTTTTGCAGAAACTAACGTAACACAATTTCAAGCATCTTTATCGTTAACTGAGAGTCAGATAAGCGACCTCGGAACGTATTCTACTACATCACATAATCACGATGCAGACTATGCACCAGCAGACGCAAGATATGTTTCAAAGAGTGCAAACTTTACAGCACTAAACGGTGGGAAGTATCTTATTAATACGTCGGGTGGTAGTTTCACTATAAATTTAATTGGTCCGTTTACACAAGGCGATCACTTTTATATTGCTGACCAGGAAGCTTCGTTTACAGCAAACAATATATCAATTGGTGATGCTAGTATGACAATTAATGGATCAGCTGGCCCGTTAGTTGTTACTTCAAACAATGATAACTTTGGATTAGTTTGGACTGGCGATGAATGGAAGAAAATTTAAGGAAGATAATTAATGTCGCAGGCACCAATTTGGATAACAGAGCCCGGTAGTTTAGGGGTTGTACCCGAGGGAAGGTTCTATAGGATATTCCTAGAAGCATTTGATCCCGACTGGCCTGGCGATCCAACTAAAGTAACTTATTCAGTTATAGCAGGTGAACTTCCTGCCGGTGTGCAAGTAAGCACAAACGGTACTATCGAAGGTATCCCAGTTTCGGTAGCAGACTTTAAAGGTGTGCCAACTGACGTAGCAGAGAACACAACGTCCAAATTTGCGATACGTGTTACAGATTTTGATGACCCCGACCGCATTGCGGATAGAACATTCACCCTTACAGTTACCGGTCAAGATAAACCAGAATGGATTACACCCGGCGGCCTAATTGGTAAATGGTTTGACGGTGGTGAAGTATCTTTTCAGTTTGAAGCAGTAGATATAGATCCAGCAGACGAAATTGAAATTTCATTGGTGTCTGGCTCACTGCCAGAAGGATTAACACTTACAACTGACGGTCTCCTAAGCGGATTTGCAACACCACTTATTGGCATAGGTGGTGCAGTACCAGGGTTTGATGTGGACGACACAGGGTTCGATGAGTTCCCATATGATTTTAGCACTACTTCCATTAGTCAGAATCTTCAATTTACATTACAAGTAACAGACGGTAAAGATATCGTCATGCGAACATTTGAAATATTCATATACAGTCGAAATAGTATGACGGCTGACACTATTGAATTTACAGCAGACCATATTAATATTACAGCAGATAGTATTGCAGTACGCTCACCTTACATTACTAACAACGTATCCGATTTAGGCCGTTTCAGACATGATAACTATTTTGCACATAAGTTCAATGGCGAAGATCCAAACGGTGACCAAGTTCAATACTATATTGCGTCTGGAAGTTTACCACCTGGTCTTACATTAGATCCTATTACCGGCTGGTTGTCTGGTAACTTACCAGCTGTTGGATTAACTGAAGTAGAATATAACTTTGGTGTTAAGGTATTTAAAGCAGTTGATCCATTAATTGAATCAGTGTTATATCTAACGTCAATGACATTAGTTGGCGACATAGATACAAATGTTTTATGGTTAACAGATCCAGTACTGGGCACAATTAATAACGGTGCTATTAGTACATTATATGTTGAAGCAGAACACACAGATTCAATATTAAGCTACAGATTTAAAGAAGGTGGACTAAACAGTAAGTTACCACAAGGGTTGAAATTGTTACCAAGCGGTAACATCGTAGGTCAGGTTAGTTTTAAGACATTTAGTTTGGATGGTGATACCACAACGTTTGACGAAGAGTTCAGCACTAGATTAGAGGTGACCCCTACTACATTCGATTCAACATATACATTTACAATTGAAGCTTACAGCTCAAATGGCATTGTGTCGGTTACTAAAGAATTTACAATTTTAGTTAACAAGAGGTTTAATGGACCTCACAATACAATATATTGTAAGGCTATGCCGCCACTAGCAGATAGAGAGTTGTTGGATAGTTTATTATTAAATCAAATTATTGATCCGGCTATTTTATATAGAGCTGACGATCCAAATTTTGGATCAGCTAAGAAAGTTATATACCAACATGCATTTGGGCTAACACCAGCAACACTTGAAGATTACTTTGCAGCATTAGAATTAAACCATTATAATAGGCAAGTAGTACTTGGTGAGTTTAAAACAGCTAGGGCGTTAGACGATAATGATAACATATTGTATGAAGTTGTTTATAGTCAGATTATTGATAACCTTGTTAGCAGCACAGGTGAAAGTATTCCACCGGAAGTTAATATTAAGTATCCAGCAATTGATGATGGCGTACTAACAAATACAGTGTATCCAAATAGCTTAGAAAATATGCGCGAAGAGATTGTCGATCAGATAGGTCAACAATCAAAATTATTACCTCGATGGATGCTCTCAAAGCAAGAAGACGGTGAGGTACTAGGATTCACACCTGCTTGGGTTATTGCTTACACTATACCAAGCAAATCAAAATTATTACAATACAACATTACAGAGTTCTTTGGAACACAACTTAACTTAATAGATTTTGAAATAGATAGATACATATTAGATTCTAAGTTGTCGCAGTACTGGGGTATTACAGCTGATTCAGTGAATTTAACAGCTGATTCAGAGATGTTAGTATCGGACTCTAATATATGGAAACGCGGTGTTCAGACAACGTTTAATAGGGACGACGGCATCGAACTTGAAACAGTGTTTGATGGTGGCAGTTGTCGATTTATATCACCAGTGGATGTATACGACAGCACTGACACGAATAACCAATATGTTAAGTTCCCTAAGACATTAATAATAAATAACGAACAATAACAATAAATACAGTTACTAAGGATTAAAATAATATGGCTAGCACTATAAACACAACTAATATCGACACAGATTTTCCAATTGCAGGACAAGACAACGACAGTCAAGGATTTCGTGATAATTTCACGAACATCAATACTAACTTTGAAGCAGCAAAGACGGAAATCGAAGCGTTACAAGATAAACAAAATTTAGTTGCAGTGCCGCCCACCACTATTGGTGCAATAGGTGATCTCCCAGGTCAGCTTGCATACGATGGAACATATATGTATCTTTGTACAGCCGAATATGATGGCATTGCTAATATTTGGGTTCGTACAGCAGCCGCTACTTGGTAACCGAATAGCTTGATTTTCCACTAAGATTCGTTTATACTACTACCATAACTAACGATTGTGGAGATAGTCATGCGAGAAATGACCCAAGAACAAATAGATGATTGGAATGAGATGTTGAAGCTTAGGGAACCTACCCCTATCCAGCTTGTAACATTTGCCAAGCATTGTGCCTGTGATGTAGAAATTATCGACGGCAAGGTAATGTTATCCAATAACCCCGCAGTACAGTGGGATCCGCTCAACAGACTTGACCAGAATCATAAACTTCTAGATGTAATAATTGCTGATGTTGATTGTAAACTATTCTACGATGATGGTGTAGGGGAATACTTCATTTACCGATACATTCCAGGTCCGGAAACGGAGCCGGCAATTGCACATAGAATAAATTTAAACGAAGCTGTTATTGAAGCAGCTATGAACGTATGGTTTCCTGAGGAGGAATAATGGCAGATTTACAAGATTACGAAATGTTTGTGCAAAGCAAACTATCAAAGCAAAGTAAAGACTTTGATACAATGATTGAGAGCTTAGTAGCTCTTAAAGAAGATGGCGATGGTATCGGAGTGCAAATTCCGGAGTTACTTACAGCGGCAGTTGGCCTTACTGCGGAAGCAGGAGAGTTTGATGAGATTGTTAAGAAAATGATCTTTCAGGGCAAACCACTTGATCTAGCCAACAAACTCCATCTACAAAAAGAGCTTGGTGATTTAATGTTTTACGTTATGGTTGCATGTGTGGCACTGGGCATTACAGGTGATGAAATTATCGAAATGAACAGAGATAAGCTAGACGGTCGTTATAAGGAAGGCTTTACAGTTGAGGAATCAGAAAATCGTGCAGAAGGCGATCTATAACTAAGTACTATTATGGAACACCCAGGCGTAGATATACATCAAATAAAGAATGATTTAAACCTTGAAGAGATTCAAGCAAAGATTATGGATCTCCAAAAACGAATTACATTTGTGTACAGGACAGGCAATCAATCTCTCATCAATCAGCTTGAAATGGTGATTGAAGTTTATAGAAGGGCACAATATGAGGTGCTTGAAGAAATGTATGGCAATAAAGATGGTCCGGATTTAGACGAGAAGATTGATATTTCATGATAGTTGATGATACCGCAGCGAAAGTCAACTCACAGTTGATAGTTGATTTATGTATGCAAGCACTAGAGAATCTAAAGGCACCGCAAATTGTAAGCATGAAGCGCAATATGCCAAGACGGGCATTCCGTGAAGATTTTGGTACAGTAAGAATATTTCTACCAAGGCGGTCGGGACATTCTACAGCAGCTCTTCAATTATTATGCGAACACCCAGATGCATTGTTATTTGTAACTAAGCACAGTCGCAAAGATGATATGCAAAATATGATTAGGGATTACACCTCAAATCAAGCACTTCGTGACAGAATAAACAATGCTATAGTACCGCTTAGTCCAAATGCATTAACGAATCTCAAGCCCGTGGAATATAGATCTTTTGTTATATTTGATGGGCAGCCTGACACTCACTTCAATGTTTATGCTATGTTTAAGGAAACTGTCAGCGTGGGTATTGTAGTAGAGTTACATTAGAGGAATTTAGTTTAGATGGCAAGAATGAAGAACCAATATGATTTTATGGCAGGCATATACTTAGATGGTGAGTTGTATTTTAACAAATATTCGTTAATAATAGATTTCTACACCTTAGGTGATGCAATGAAAGATCAGAATACCGGCGTAGAACGCATATCGTATTTTATATACGAGACAGTTCAACGTAGTATTTTTGTTCAAGAAAATGATCATGCAACCATGAAGTCATTTATGAAAATGGGAGTGCCTGTATTATCGGTTCCTGCACCAGGCCCATTTGATCCAATAATATTAGCTACACTAGTTACAAAGATGAATGTCATCTTAGAAGATACGCTTGTTATATCTGACGCCGAAATTACGAGCGCAGTGGGCGGATTGCTTACATACGTTTGGGATTCCGCTGACGAAGATGACGAAGTACATGAATTAGTAAATGATGAAGATGATACAAAATGGTGGGCATCACCTGCTCCGCGCTTCGCATCATATCCAGCGGGCACAGATGTAGAAGAAATCGAAGAAGCTAAACCTTTTCCTTTGACTTGGGATCTGTTAAACTTAGGTTGGCTAGCAGATGAAGAGACAGATGAAGAGGAAGATAAATTTATTCTTCCATCTTCATTGAAAGCACCTAAGGAAGGTGCGGGCACAGTTATTAAAGCTGACTTCACAGGCAAGAAATCAAAGAAGCCTAAAAAACCTAAAAAATGAAAACAGATAAATTTGGACAAATGATTTATGATCAAGCCGAAGTGTTTGATATACTCATGCATGACATAAATCCTGACCCTGCTTATCGTCCTGGACCGTTCCAAATAGAGGATGGGCAGACAATAGATGTCAGCAACACAAATAAAGCTGCCGGGTACGAAGCACTGGTTATTCATTTAGAAAACGATTTATCTGTAGAAGATTTTGATAAGCAAAATCAAGAACAATGGTACATGCCCGATAGCTATAAAGAGATGGACATTGCTGAATATATTCTAAGTTTGTGTGATACCGAAGCAGAATTGCAAAGATGCGGCGAAGAACTATTATTGTACATGGACCGGGATCTGTTTGACCTGTTGCGTTATATGAAATACTTAGTAGATATTATGGAATTGAATAACGTAGTTTGGGGCGTTGGACGAGGATCTAGTGTATCAAGCTATGTATTGTACAAATTAAAAGTACATAGGATTGATAGTATGTTTTATAAACTTGATCCCAAGGAATTTTTACGCTAAATATGCGTATATAACTAGAGGAATAAATTATGGCAGGAAACAAAATTTATAGATCAGCGTCTGGGCAAGAAATTGATTTTCAGAAACTAATATTAAAGAACGAAACTGTTCGTGCCGTTGGCAATATGAATGTTAATGCTCGCGGAGATGTACTTGATAACACTAACAAGACTACAGCCACACGTTCAGCACAAGTTAACAAAAATTATCGTAAGCAAATTGGTAATGTTGCAAGAGATTTACCTGTTGCTACTAGCAAGAAAGCAGCCAAGGACATTGCAGCACGTAATGAAGGCTCTACAGAGATTGTAGGACTTGACGAAGCACCAACTATTGCTCCAGTAGAAACACAAGCTGAAGAAGCACCAACAGGTGGTCTAGCTGCCGCAATTGCAAAGGCGAGAGAAGTTAAACAAGAACCACAGCAGTCAGCACGTGAAGAAGAACGTGCGGTTGACGGTGTTAAGAAAATTTAATGTCATCATTAACCTATAAAGCTAACGGTATAGAAGCAATTAAAGACCATGTCTTAGTTAAAGGCATGGAGTTCCACGAAAGGATCACAAACGGCGGCATTATTGTACCGGGCAACGATGGTAAGTCCGAGGGAATTAAACCTCGCTGGGGCGAAGTAGTTGCAATTGGACCAGAGCAAACGGATATTGAAGTAGGCGAATGGGTACTTGTTGAACACGGTCGCTGGACACGCGGTATGAAGCTGGTAATTGCAGATGAAGAACTTGTTCTTAGACGAGTTGATGTTAATGACATTATATTAGTTAGTGACGAACCGCAGAGCGATGAGACATGGTCAACAGCTATTACAGGTAAATCCGATCTACACAGGATTGAAGGTTCATTGCACAGAGATGGTAGCGACGATTTTTAATAAATAACGTTATGAAATCATCAGAGTTTATTACAGAAGATGTCGACAGCGACATGCACGATACCAAAAAACGTCAAGCACGTTTAAAAGCAGAAATTGAAGCTGGCATGATGCCGACTGTACACAATGCTTCAAGCGCATCAGACCCGATTTACACAATGGGTGATGTAGAAGCTTTGGGTTGGATGACTAAAGATTATCATACCGAAAGAACAGGTTATGACGATTACGACACTACCTGGACACGCTACTATCACCGTGAAGCACCGGGCCCAATTAGAGTACACACAACAGGCGGCACAGCCTCAGAAATTTGGCAACCAGGCCACCAAGAAGAATTATAATATAACCAAACCCACTTGACCTTCGACGTGAATAATTGTATAATTATCCATGCGGAGGTTTTTTAATGGCAAAACACACAACACTAAACATTGGCGGTGAGCTAGTTAGAGATAACGATACTTACATTGTCCAAGACAATACCGAACTTAATAATCTAGTTTTAAGTAGCACAATGCTACACCCAAATCAATGCACAACCGGCCACAAACACGAAGGACAAGAAGAAGTATATATCTTTGTACGAGGTGAAGGTATGATGCAGTTAGACGATGAAACATTCTCAGTTAGGCCCGGCGATATAGTAACAATCGAAGACGGCGTATTCCATAAAGTATTCAACAGCGAAAGAATTGAACTGTATTTCATATGTATATTTGACGGATCTAGAGGCACCAAATGAACACTGAGTTATTAGATAAAGAAATTGCTAGTAACATTATTTGTATCCGAGATGAAGAACAATTACGACTATTCGATATTTGGGGAAAGCAACATAATTACAATCCTAAGGTTAGCATACAATCGTTGGTCAAGCCATATTTTCCTTATAAGAGAGTAACAAGGGTGATATACCGATGACAGTAGGAATAGTATTTTCTGCGTTTGATCTGTTCCATGCTGGTCATGTTGCGATGCTTAAAGAAGCTCATGCACAATGCGACCATATGATTGTATGCTTACAAACGGATCCTACGTTAGACAGACCGGGAAAGAACAAACCAATTCAATCCGTGTTTGAGCGTTATGTACAGTTAGAAGGCTGCAAATACGTAGACGAGATTATTCCGTATGCTACTGAAGCTGAAGTTTTAGATATCCTACGCACATATCATATTAATAAACGATTTATAGGTGAAGAATATAAAGATATGGACTTCACCGGAAAACAGATTTGCCTAGACAATGGCATTGAACTTGTGTATAATAGTAGAAAGCACTCGTTTAGCACAACCAATTTAAGAGAGAGAACAGTTAATGCAAGAACTATGGACTGAGAAGTACAGACCGGATTCAATTGAAGGTTACGTATTTAGAGATGAAGCGCAAAAGAAACAAATTCAAACGTGGATCGAAGAAAAATCTATTCCACATTTATTATTCAGTGGGCCACCTGGTACAGGAAAAACAACGCTTGCGAAGATCTTAATTAACCAATGCGGTGTTGATGATTATGATTTAATGGAAGTTAATGCAAGCCGTGAGACTGGTGTAGACCATATACGTGAAAGGATTATAGGTTTTGTACAAACAATGCCATTTGGTGATTTCAAAGTTGTGTTGTTAGATGAAGCAGACTACTTATCACCTAATGCTCAAGGTATGTTACGTGGTGTTATGGAAACATACGCAACGTCTGCCCGTTTTATTCTAACATGTAATCTTGCAAATAAGATTATCGGACCACTGCATTCACGTTGCCAGGGTTTCCACATTAACAAGATTGATGCAACTGAGTTTACTGCAAGAGTAGCAGAAGTATTAATCACAGAAGAAGTTGAGTTTGATATCGATACGCTTGACAATTATGTAAAAGCGACCTATCCAGATTTACGTAAGTGTTTAAACCTTGTGCAAATGAACAGCACCACAGGTACACTTGTCCAACCGCACGGTGATGAAAGCGGCGCAGGTGATGATTGGAAGGTGGCAGTCATTGACTTAATGAAGAAACAACAGTACACAAAGGCGCGCGAAGTTATTTGTGCAAGTATCAGACCAGAAGAGATCGAAAGTGTTTACCGTTGGATGTATGATTCAATTGGCTTATGGGGCGATACAGAAGAAGAACAAGATGCAGCTATCTTAACAATTCGTACAGGGTTAGTAAACCATGCGTTAGTTGCTGATCCAGAAATTAACTTGTCGGCAACGTTAATAGAGTTGGTGCAAGGTGCTAAATGAGAGAAGAACACGAAAAAATAATTAAGGATCTGCAACGAATTGTTAAGGAAGAGTGGACTGAGGACGATAGAGATTGGTTCTTTAAGACAGGATGGGATGATAGGGCTTTGTCGCAATACCATCATACACTTGGTAGGGAAATTCGCAATAATTATAACTTATGGGAAATCTCATGGGAACCTAAATTTATCGACGGCGTGGACTATTCCCCGGAACACCCAGATAATGTAAGCTCGGAGATTATTAAAGAGTTATGGACACGGGGATTAAATTTTAAGGAGACATAATGAGATATTTTATAGTAACGTATCACCAGACACCACTTGGGAAATACAACGAAACAATTAAAGTTGATAATAAAATTAGAAACAAGTATTTAAATACTGCATCTGTTATTATTGATTACAAGGATCGCAAAATTATTAAGTCACGCTTCCAAGGTGAGCTTGGCGATGAAGTGGATAGCAAAGACTTTGCCACTATCAATAACTTTTACAAGACACATTACACACAGGTTATTAGCCAGTTAGAAGCGAAGTACGAGGTATTAACAGCAGCAACAGAAATGGCAAGCACCATTATTAATGATGATGTACCTGCTGAAATTGTTGAAGGTGTTGAAGCTGAGTTAAAAGCAGAAGTAGCTGCGGCAGTAGAAGCCAAGACTGAAGATGGATCTGACTAGCGGTCTATTAATGACATTGGCAGCATTCTGCCTTGTCACGTTAAGAGTACTTCAACAGCAGAACGTCATACATAGACTTTTTGTTTGGGGTGCTGTAACGAGTTATGCTATTGCATTTGCAGACATAGCATTAATTTTGTATGTTGTTAAGATAGGATGGGCTTCCGCACTGTGGATTGGCACAGGTGGAGCACTTGGGTTTATATGTGCTTTACTATTACATAAGAAGTTCTTCGTAAAAAAGGTGAAAAATGAACAAACGAATTCTAGTTGATGCTGATGGCGTTTTGTTGAATTGGGAATTTGCTTTCCATGTATGGCTAGATCATCACGGCCATGATCCTGTTGTAATGGATCAAGGATTGTTTTATAAAGTTGCTGATCAGTATGGTCTTGAGGATAAGAAAGTAATACGGCTTGTTAAAAACTTTAATGAGTCTGCCTCAATAGGTTTCCTACCGCCCTTGCGTGATGCAATGCAGTATGTTAGAATGTTGCATGAAGACCACGGATATGTATTCCACGTTATTACAAGTGTTAGCGAAGATGAGAATGTCGCTAGACTACGTATAATGAATCTAAACAAACTGTTCGGTGAGAGCACATTTGAACACATCGAATGTCTGCCGATTGGCGCTCCTAAAAAGAAGTATCTGATTGATTTTGTTAACTCTGGTGACTACTGGATTGAAGACAATATTCAAAACGCAGAAGACGGCCTGACATTTGGCCTTAAGCCAATACTCATGGAGCACGGGTTTAACATGAATTATAAAAACCCAGACATTCCTTTAGTTAAAAACTGGAAAGAAATCTATAAGATTCTTACGTAACGTCGTTATACATTCCTAACACAGATTCAATAATTCTGTGGCGTTGGATATCCTTCTTAGTTAGTTCACATTGTGAAATACCATCAACTGATTCTTCTAGTCGATTACATAAGTCAATAAGACCGTTGTCTTTCTTGCGCTTATCCGTTTGTTCGATATCGCCTGTAATTATAATCTTGCTCCCTTCGCCAATGCGGGTTAAATGCGGGTTAGTAGCATCTTCATTTGGCCTGGAGTTGCATTTTGCATCTCGTCGCCAATAATCCACGAGTCTTTAAACGTACGACCACGCATAAACGCTAGGGGTGCTATCTCGACTATTTGGTTTTCTAGCATTCTCGTTATTTCGAGTGGTGTATAATATTCTCTCATTACATCAAGTAATGGACGCGTCCATGGTGCCATCTTCTCCTCTAGGGTGCCTGGCAAGAATCCATGTTTTTCGTCTTCTACTCCCACTGCTGGTCTGGTTAAAACTATGCGTTCGCATAGCCCGTTTCGCAAGTTCTTTATAGCGGCTTGCATCGCTAGGTAAGTTTTGCCAGTTCCGGCTGGACCGTATGCAATGACTATATCTTGCTGGTCGTCCAATAAACTAAAAATGTACTTCTCTTGATTTACTGATTTAGGTATTAATTTTATATCTCTTGTTTTTGCTTTTACTTTCAATGCGTCATTAAAACTAACTACACTGCCTTTCTTTTTAAGTTTTGCTTTTTGTTTCTTTGTCAAATCGAAAATCTCCTCTTTGCAATAATATTTACTTCAACAACCAGGCACGAGTATATGTACATATTCTGGATTATTTTAAGATAAATAACACGGTTGATTTACAACTAGTCAATTACTCCCATCCTATTAGATAGTCATAAATAACACTATGAATGATGAACTCTTTTCAAAAGATACCGATTACTGGGCAATAGCCGACACTATCAAAGACATTTACATGAGTGATGGTAGCTTAACTACCTTACTAGACTTTGAAGGTGTGCTTGACGAAATTGACTTGTATGCATTTAAAAACTGGATACTAGGTGAATTGGTCGAAGGCCCAGAAGTTACTCGATATACCGTAGCGTGTACATTTATGTGGCCCGGGCACTTAATGCCAGACCCAAAGGGTGCTAGACGGTTACTTCCATTTGATTGTAAGATTAAATTTAAGAAAACCACAATGAAAATACCACGTAAAGTTGAAGATAAAGACGACTTTAGGTCCGGTACAAAGAAACCTATCTTAGACGATATGCCAATTTGGTTAGTTGAGATTACAATGCCAAAGGATCTTATCGCAGATATACGTAGTGGTAGTATTGAGCTTGAAGGACAAGAAATTGATCTTGAAGACTTGGATCTTGGTTATGAGGAAGATCTCGATCAGGATGCTAATATTGACAACGACGAAGAAGAGTTTGCCGATGAAGCAGCAGAACAACAGGACTTAGAAGATGAAGAAAACCCATTCGCTTAACGAAGGCCTAGAATACAAAGATATGGTAGACATGATTAAGCCTACTGTATATGTTGACGAGTTTAAAAGCAAAGTTGGTGACGATGATGCTTATGTTGTATTGAGCTTTTACGTACATAATATTGTTGTAGCAGAAGACTTAGTTAAGTGGTTTGAAACCGGCTACACATGGGTAATTGATGCTGATCGTTCACCTGGCGAGATTGAACCAAACAGGTATTTGGTATTTGTTGAAATTCAACGTAGGACTCAATTAATTGCACAAATGAAAGAGATGCTAGAAGATTTTAATACACTAACTGATTTAGAAATAACAGATTGGACTGTCACATACGATGGTAATGAATTTGGATTTGATGAAGAAGTACTAGCAAGAGAGTTAATTCTAAGCCCGCAATCATATCGCGAAACTCACGAGATGGAATTAAATGAAATGCGTTTAGCATCTGGCTTACCACATAAGAATATTTACAGAAGTACTGATGATGAAATGAATGCGTTTCGTACGTTAGCACACTTACCAGTTAAAAAATAATTATCTAACCCATTCAACATATTGCCTAGGCAAGACACCTTTAATATTAGTATCGACGTGTTCTTCTTGTTGCGTGAATCCGTACTGATCGGCAAACTCTTGTAATCTAGATAAGGTCCAATTATACAGGTATTTTTCAGGACTATCATCTTCGAGTCTAAATCTCCAAAATACTTTACATGATGGTTTTAGCATACCGTTTATTTTTTCAATTTGCCTAATCATATCATCATCAGTGCCGAATTGAATAGACCCTAAGCATAACGCAACATCAAACTTTTCAGTTGTTTCAAAATTTTCAAGTGTTGATATAATATACGGAGCGATGCTATCATCACTGCAAGGCGTAGGATCAAATGCAACTAAGTGTTTAATCTTACCGTGAAACATGTTAGTTCCACAACCGACATCCACAACCGAGTCTGTGTCTGGATTTATTTTATCTAGTATAGCATAATGGCTATACTCGTATGTCCATTCGGGAGACCAAATTTTTAGTCTCCATGTGTTATCACCAGTCCAGCCTTTAGTTGTCATGTCTTATCCATTCTGCGTATAGACGCATGTGTTGTCCGTTACTGTCAAAAGCACAGTTTATTTGTTTAAAGTTGTATTTGATCGCGTACATATTTAGTTCTTCAAAAGTCCATGGATAGAAATCTATGTCGTTGCATAACTCGTTATTGTGATCGTGTTGTCCTGGATTAAGTCGCCAAAAGACCCTGGCACTAGGTAATAATAAATCATTGACTTTTTTAATTTGGTTTGCTATAATGTGTTCATCGCCGAAGTTGATGGAACCAAGACATAATGCTACGTTGAACTTTGTATTGGGTGTAAAGTTTTCAATTGTAGTAACAACATCAGCACCAACATCCGTGGGATCTATACCAATTAAGTTTTTGATTTTACCCTTAAACGGATTTGATCCACACCCAACGTCAATGACGTTATCCGAGTCGGATAATTTGTCAAGGATGGTGTAGCCACTGTAAATATACTTACTTGTGCTAGAACACCACGTGTTGGCGAAGTACTTATTTAGGAATTTCTGATTATGCATGATGATGATAAATTAACCGTTTTTATTAAGTGGACGTCTGCCACTATTATACTTATCGCTATGGTCTTCCATGTGTTAGGAATCACACCATACAACAGTTATCTTCAATTGCTAGGTGCAAGTGGTTGGGTCTATGTTGCATATAGATGGAATGAGAAAGCAATGATGCTGAACTTCCTGCCACAGTTTTTTATTATCATACCAGGATTAATTTATCTATGGCTAAAATGATAGCGTTTGGAGATAGCTTTACATGGGGGTCGGATATGTCCGATACCATGCGCGATTTTGAATGGAACAAATTGTCAAAAGAAGAACGCAGGCAAAAACCATTTGACACGTTGTATTCGCGTTTCACTTGGCAAGCACTATTAGCAAACAAACTAGAATTGAACTATGTATGTTTAGCTGAACAAGGATGCAGTAATCAATCGATTGTTAGACGTTTCTTTGAAAACGTTCAACGAATACAACCGGGTGATCTAGTTAGTATTAATTTTACATGGCGCGACCGTTATGATTTTTACAATGATGAAGAACAGCAATGGCATACAGTTCGCCCTTCTGGTACAGAAGACTCAGACTACCACGAGCTATATTATAAGCACTTACACAATTCTACTTGGGATCAGATTGAATCGTTAAAAGCTATTAACTTAGTACTAGATTACCTTAAACTAAATGACATAGATTATATTGCAACGTGTATTGATGATATGATTTATTTTGATCCACACTACAAAACGCCGCTAATGCAAACCTTGCAAAACGTACACGGAAATGATATTAAATGGTTTGAGAGTAGAGGATTTTACCAGTGGAGTAAGGATTACAAATATCCTATTAGCCCAATGTGGCACCCACTAGAAAAAGCACACGAAGCAGCACTAGATTATATACTAATGCACTGGACTGAAATGAATCACAGAGTGTACGGGAAATTTGTATAGTGATATTACCTAAGAAAATATTCTTTACAGGTGCACCTGGCTCTAAGTGGAGCGGGATCGCACAGGTGTTAGAAGAACATCCGCAATTTAATACAACAGATAGAACCCCCGAACGTACATACACACATCATTCGTATTCAGGACACACAGGAGCATACTTCGGTACTGGGATGGAGTTTGAAGCAGACCCCTATCTAGTTCCACAAGCGTACAAAGATCCTGCCGCAGGGACAATGATTGCTAAGAGTCACGAGTGGTTGTTCGGCATCCCGGGTTATCTAGAAGCTCACTCTGTTAAGCACAATGCATGGACAATGCTAGTGTATAGGCCGAATGACCTTTGCATGGAATGGTGGCAAGCGGCTGGCGGCTTTGGCATTACATATCCTGATTATAAACATTATATCGATAATTCTAGGATGACATATTGCATACGTGAGCAGAACGAAGCGATGTTACGTTTTGCATTTTATAAAAACCTTAAGTGGGACTACTTTACATCGAAGTGGATAGATGAGAACTTTGGTATTAAAGGAGCAATTTTACCAAGATCAAATTTAGACACGCTAGTAACAATATATAGACCATGACATACTTATTAGCTTTATTAGCAGGAACATTTTACGGATTGTTTATAGGACTTGTGCCAGCAGCAGGCGCGACTACAGGATTAGTTGCACTATTTCCTTTTATAATTATGTTACAAAGTGTTGACCCTTATCTTTCAGTTGTATTCATAATGGCAGTAGTCGCGTCGAGTACAACAGGTGATACATTCGCAGCTATTTTACTAGGGATACCTGGCTCGAACAGTTCAGCAGCAACAATGGTAGACGGCTTTCCACTTGCACAACAAGGCAAGGCAAGTTATGCACTATCAGCAGCCATTACAACATCAACTATCAACGGACTATTGTTCGGCGCGTTAACATTCTTGTTATTACCTTATTACAAAGACTTCTTATTACTACCTGCTAGTCAGGGCGGCATTGGACAGTCTGAACTTTTTGCATTTTGTATACTTGCATTTATAACAGTTAGCTTCGTGTCTAATAAGTTTTGGTTACGTTCATTAATTGCACTTGGGGTTGGTATATTTTTAAGCCTAATAGGAACAGATCCGATTACGGCAGCGCCACGTTTTACAATGGGCTGGGAATTCTTAGAAGGCGATGGTGGTCAAGGTATTCCGTTAATTCCACTTATGGCAGGTATATTTGCAATGCCTGAAATGATAATTGCGTTACAAAAAGAATCGATATTCTCCAAGCATCATAAAGTAGACGATTGGCAACAAGTCAAAGATGGATTTACAATATCTTTTAAAGAATGGAAACTATCGTTAAAGGGTGGTGCGATTGGTTCTGTTGTTGGATTTTTACCAGGCATAGGCGGCACAGTAAGTGACTGGTTAGCATACGGACAAACCGTTGCAACGAACCCAAAAGAGGAATTCGGCAATGGCAATATTAAAGGTGTCATTGGGCCAGAAGGTAGCAACAACGCACAGAAAGCAACAAGTATGATCCCAACAGTATTATTTGGAATACCTGGCGCACCGTTTGCCGCTGTTATAATAGGATTGTTTACTGCTATCGGTTTTGACCTGTCATTAGACAGTGAAAATGTTCTTAAAGATCCGCTCTTCTTTAATGCTATGAGTTTAGGCTTTTTGGCAGCAACTTTACTAACAGGAATCATTTGCCTGTTCACAATTAAATATATTTCCCGCATAGTCTATGTGCCATATAAATATTACTTTCCCATAATACTATCTTTAATAGTATGGGCAACATACACATCAGGCTTTGGAACTTACGGTATAGAAAATGTCGTGCTACTAATTGTATTTACAATAGTAGGCTACATGGCGAAGGTATACGAATTTAGTAGGCCCGCATTGATGATCGGGTTTATATTAGGATACAAAATTGAAGAGTTAACGATACAAACTTTTCAATTATTTAATATAGCTGGATATCCCTTACTTAGGCTTAAAGAGATATTCGGGTATC